TGCAAGCCACTGGCACGATGGACAGCAACGGCATGGTCAGCCAAGTCAGCCGCGACGGCAACGGTGCTGCGATGTCAATGGCGGTGGCCACCATCATTAAGAAGTACAAGCGCACGCTGGTGAACTTCCAAGAAGACTTCTTGATTCCGTTCATCAAAAAAGCTGCGTATCGCTACATGCAGTTTGACCCCGATCGCTACCCGTCCACCGATTTGAACTTCGTGCCCACCGGCACGCTGGGCATCTTGGCGCGCGAGTACGAGCAGCAGCAGTTTGTGGGTCTGCTACAGACTTTGGGCCCAGATACGCCGGTGCTACCGATTATTTTGAAGGGCATTGTGGCTAATAGCAGCCTCTCGAACCGTCTGGAGCTCTTGGAAGCCTTGACGCAAATGGCCCAGCCGAATCCTGAGCAGCAGCAAATGGCCATGATGCAGCAGCAACTGGCCATGCAGGCCGCACAAGCGCAAATTGCGGTCAATCAGACGCAAGCCGAGCAAAATCGTGCTGAAGCGACGAAGACATTGATTGAAGCGCGTCTGAAGCCGGTCGAAACTGAGGCAAAAATCAGCCAGGCGCTGACGGCGAATCTGCCGAATCAGGCGGATTTGGCCTCGCGGGAGTTCGACAAGCGGGCAAAAGTGGCTGAGTTGATGCTAAAAGAAGCTGACATCAAAAACAAAACGAAGATTGTGGAACTGCAAATGTCCAAGGCCCGCGATGGTGTGGCCGGATTGGAGAATCAGTTTCTTGAAGAGCTCCAGAAAGGGCTGAAATAATGGATATCGAGAAGATTTTGGCCTCCGATGTCGAGCCCGACGTCTTTACTGGCGTCGGGTCAGCCGTTTCTGAGGCTCGCGAGG